AGCCACGGTAGCAATGGCTTTTCGCCCGATTGTGAACGCACCAAAAAAGAGTAAAAGCCCTTTTAAAGAGAAAAGACTTTTCTTTAATCTTGCTGTGCTTTTCGTAAAAAGGCCAACACCGAAAGCTGCCTTGCTTGCGCTTTTACCTGCTGCAATAAACCTACCCCGGCTATCTCGTAATTGACTCCCAGTTTTCTTTGCGGCTACACCCGATTTATTTAAAGCAGTATTAAAAGATTTAAGACCATTTTTAGCTTTGGCCGACAATAGCTCTATCAGAATTTCTATGTGTTGTCTATCCGCCATGCTACCCCTTTTGTCTCATGAATTTTTTCCACTCGTTTTTATCGTAATTCTGTGCTGCTCTAACAGCTATCGCGTCCTGTTTTAGCCTTTCAAATTCAAATGTTTTATGATTCGATAACGCCCTAAAACAATAACTGTAACCGTAGTCTAATCCTTCGCTGTGCCCTGCTTCAATAATTTCGCATATGCATTTAAAAAGTCCTGCACTAAAGCCGTTTTGATCTGCTCCACCACCTCGACCTTGTTTAGTTGGCGAGCAGTGCGAAAAAAAACAGAGTTCACCGCCTTGAATTTTTCCCAAATGACATCAATGTCAGAGGGGAGTAAATCGAGCAATTCTTCCTCTGTAATATTAGAGGCTACCGGGAGGACTTTTTTGCCAAATATTTCACGTATTTTTGCAAAAGTTAAACTATCAACATTGATATTTTTTTTATCGAAAATTCCTAAAATCTGTCTTGCCGTGAGTTCTTTAACGATAAAGGATTTATCGTTCCCGTCGAGTTTGAATGTTAATTCACCTTTAACGCCCGCCATTTTACCTCCTAAAGGTTTCTGTTCGCGCTGAAAAATGTTTTTCCTCAACGCCCTGGTTTACCTCTAATACAATCCTAAGTTATTTACCCTTCTGTCGTCGTCGTTGTCGTCGAAGTTGTTGTGGTTGTATGCGCCCGTACGCTGAAATAGGGGCTTGAAGCCTGATTAGCCACGTCAGAGAGACCTGTAGCAGTAATGCTCATGGTCATCCACTCCTCCCCAATCAACGGCAAAGCACCGTTCGGCTGGAGCGTACATTTATGGAAAGTCCAGATATAGTCTGGGCCAACGGGATTGTCTGAAACAAATTGTAGAGCATATTCTCCCGTAATGTTTTGCAGCCCTAATATCGTGGCTCCATTAGATTCAGCGGATTCGGTGCCCATTAGGTATTTCGCTAGATTCGTTGTGGCAAGTTCATCACAATCAAAATTAAGCACGTATTCAGTTTGAATTACAGATTCTTTATCTTTGGTTTTAAAACCTGTCTGTGAAGAATAATGTGGCAATTTTTCCACAGTTGGCTCGAATTCAATCGAGGGGCAATTACCCATCTCAGAGTAGCTAGGTGTGGTGCCGAGCCACTGCCCAATATACAATTTTCCTTTTCCTATTGCATAATTGTCGGTTGACGGTGGCGGTTGAGAATCATTTGGCATCTCTATATACCTCCTGTTGTGTGTAAGTAGTCCATATTAATCGTAATTTTAAACGCTACAAAAGGGTCCCAATGCCCAACCTCAGGGGAAAAAGCAATGCTCGTATTAAGCACTAATTTCCCCTGTCTTGGGTCGGCCAAGATAAGTTTTTTCAGCTCACTAGCCGTATCTGAAATCAATGAATCGGCGGTTGAATCGGCGGTATCATAAAGATAAATAAAACAATCAATACTTAATCCTGAGATTGTTTTAGCTATCGTCCCTTGAACGCGAGAAGAGAGTTTGTCCTTTGCCACCGGCATTCCCGATACCATACAAGCGAGGGGAAATTGAGTACTTGCAAAACCTTTTAAATCCTCGTAAGTGGCTAATCGCCGCGTTACAAATTTCAACGTCACGCTCTTTTTAAGTTGCGTTTCAAGATACTGAATAATTTGTTCACGCTGTGTTAAGGTGCTCATTTCGATTTTACTCTCTTAACATACATGTTAATAACTTGTTTCAAATCAGCTTGGGAGTACGCAAAGAAGTTTCTGTCTTTGTTAAGCCAATACGCTTTTCCAGAATTTGAAACTCCATTCTCGTCCGTCCCCGCCGAGAAGAAAATCCTCACACTCGTCGGTTTTGAAACCGCTGTCATCGACCCCATCATTGAGCCCGAATAAAACAAATCTACCGTAGTTGTGGGATAACCCCCTTTTGCTCGAAACAGTTTGTACCTCTCAGAATAAGATTTAAAAGGCGAACCCTCAAAATCCTTACCCGCTGAGGTCCGTAACTTAATCCTGGTTTTAATGTATTCACCGATCTCAGCAAACAAACTTTTCGACTGAAAAACAATTGCGCTTTTCAATCCCTTAATCGTTTTACCGAGACCGGTGATTTTCATGATCTGGCCAATCTCCGATACTGTTGGGCGAACTTTTCGTCCTGGTCAACAGTATCATCTTCATCCCAATCATAATGGAGGCCGAGGGCGAGAAGTCGTTGAAGCTCAGTTTCATATCTTTTATTATAAAGTTTCATAAACCGCTCAAACCCGTCAGCCTCAGACATTTCTTTCATCAAATATTCGTAACATAATTCGAGAACTTTATACGCAACAAGTTTTTTGATTTGTGTGGTATCAAGCAGGTCTCCATCAAAAGGTGTCGTCGTATAGTTGAACCCCCTCTGATCGGCCTCTCCCCGATACCACCGAACCTCCAAAACCTCGTCAACGGTTGTAGCCGCATCAGTATGGTATTGATCCCAGCTTTCCACTCCCAGCTGTAATATTTGAGGGCGAATTGCCATTAAATCAGCGTCTGTTGTGTATGCCATTTTCTAAATTCCTTAAAGCTCGAAAGGTTCTTTCAGGCTATCGCAAACGTCAGGGACCTCTGGTGCAGGTGTGATTTCCTTGTACCCCATCTCAATCAAAACCCCCGCCACGGTTGACGAGTCGGTTTCAAAAGGAGGGCCATTTTTAGAAAATCTCGCTAGCGGTTTATTTACCTTTGGGTTCCAAACAACCGACGCTTGATCCGCTTGGGTCTTTACAAATTTTCTGATAACCGTTGCCTTTTTTGCCATAATAAAATCCTTCTATATGATTACGATATATACACTCTCTCGGAACAAACCGAGAAATACACTCCTATCACGCAGCCGTAGTTGTGGTTGTGGTCGAAGTTGTTGTGGTTGTGGTTGAGGTCGTGGTAGTAGGTAAAACATCTGCACCTGCTCCGCCCAAGCCCTTATCAATATCCTGAATGTATTCCCGCACTTTGGGATTCACCCCAGGATTATTCATAAGATCACGGCGTCTGCGGCCCATCATGCGTGCCTCTGCTTCGGTTATCGCCATTCACTTTCTCCTTTCTGTTGGTTAGGGGTTAGCTAGTAGAAAGACTAGTGATTGTCCCGTGAAATTCCTCAGGTCCATAATCAATTCCGATTTGACCATAAATCTGACCCTGTTCCGCTGCGCCAACTTTGGAAAGTTCTTCATAAAAAAGAACGCCCTTATCTTTAACAGGTAGGAACACAGGAGAGCAAACAGCGAGATCGGCAATGAGCAATGTGGCTGCTGGAACTCTAGGAGCCCATACAACTCCAAGTTTTGCAAAATCAGTTTCGATCTGATTAACGTTTACTCCACCGATATTTCTGTTCTCTGGAGCGTAACCAAAAATCTCAGAAAGCCGCTGCTTTTGGAAGGCGTTTACAAAAATTACCGGGTTGCGGAATTCTGCACCGTTACCTGCCATTTCACGAAGCAGCTCGTTGAACATAGCTTTAGTGAGGGTAGCAGATCCGGCTACGGTATTTGACGTGCATGCGGGTATGATTCCACCCATTTGAGCCGCAACACCGACACCTGTAGACTGTACATAAGTACCATTTAAGAATGAATATTCTGCGTCAACCGCGATCTGCCTCATGTTGGCAAGGATCTGGAAATCGCGTTCATTCTGAACTGGTTGAGCGTCTCCCAAATCCTGGTGACCGTATCCTGCTGATCCGTTTTCTGTGACCGTCGCCATGCGAGAAACAGACTGTTTTGCATAGGAGATATTCACTGCCTCATGGAAAATCTGGACGGTGTTAACGTCCTGAGTACGAACATAGGAAGTCGCTGTCGGTGCTGTTACAGAATCAGTTTCGGTAACTGATGGTTGGGACGGAGTTTCTAAAGCCCAGGGGGAGGCGAGAGAGAATTCAAAAGATCCAGTTGTGCGAACGTTGCCACCCTGGAGACCGCCGATCATGTTGAGAAAAGGAGTTTGATTGGCCCCAATGAGGAAAAGCTCCCCAGTATAATTAGGGAGACCCCATGAGGTTCCGACGCCTGATACGTTAGACATTGTGTTATGTCCTTTCTAAAAAAAATTAGCGACGAGTCGAGCTTTCTTTTTTTAGATCGAAGATACGGTTTTTCAACATCAAACTTTTTCCAACGTCACCCGATTTTCTCGCTTCAGCTAACTGGATTTCCAATTTTGCTATAGGCGTTCCGGCGTTTGCCCCACTAATTCCTCCCGTACTACCTGATCCGCTGATACTCCGAATCAGCTTATCTTTCCCAGGATATTGCTCAAAAAGAAATTCCATAGCCTCATCAAAATCAGCGGCTTCACCCATGTTTTTACGCGATGGGATCTCCTCGCCACGATTATCGTAGGCCTTTAATAGGGGAATTCCATTTGTAGTTTCTACCCTAAAATGATCGCCAAAATACGTTTCGGCAATTTCTGGTGGTAGTATCGTTTTCGGTTCAACACCGGAAAACAATGGAGAGGTAGCAAAACGACTGCTAACCATTAGTGATCGAATGAATTTGTCTTTTTCGCTGATGGTGGTGTTGAGTCCAACTTCGCGTTCTTGGAATTGTTTTTTAAGATTTCCGCTCTGCTCTTCGTAGGTCAGTTTCATTTCTTTTTTTAGCTTTTCTACTTTTGCAGCTTCCGCTAAATCTTTATCCTTGTAATTTCCAACCGTTTCTATAGCGGTGGTGGCTTCAGCCTTCCACGCCTCTAGGTCGTCAATACCGTCAAGGATCGCAAGCTTCTGTTTATTTTTTTCGTTAGTTTCTCGCCTGCGTTTATTCTCGCTCCTAAGTTCAAGCACTTTGCTAGATAGTTGATTAGGATCGAAAGCCATTTCCATTGGTGCGCCGTCTTTCTCCTGCCCGTCTTTGTCTAAATAAAGAGGAGTCCCGTTCTTCAGAACCGGTTGCTCGTTCTCATCAAGTTTTAAAGTCCACATGTAAAAAAAACCTTTCTTTTCTTTTGCAAGAAAAACGCATATCATCTTCAGATGATAAGACTAACATACTTAACCTTTAGCATAGAATACTTGTCATGTCCATAACTTTTTTTAATTTATTTTTTATTTCTTCTCGATTATTTTGTTAAATGCACCCAGCTCTTTTCCCTCAACCCACTCCTTTTTAATTGGTTGCCAATTGTGCCTACAGTTATATCCCCCTCGATCTGTCATAGCCGGACCTGATTTCCCTGGCCAATTGTGTGTCCAGGATTCAATCTGTTTTTTAGTATAGATATTTCCTGCTCGGTGAGCACAGAAAGTCCTGGTTGTACGCATTACATTCCCGTGATAGAGAAATTCTTTCAAACCGATATCGGTGGCTTTCTTCATTGTTACCTGGTTTTGAAAATTCCTAACTGCGTCCCTGGCGTGGGTTTTTGCATATCTCGTCATTGAGCGACCGAGTACGTCTTTGCGGCCCGAAAATATCCCCCGGATAGTGTTTCTCAATCTGCCGTGAGGTGCTCCGGTGATTACGGAATCATATAATGCACGACTGAATTTGTCCTGAGCGTCTACGGCATAGGAGGCGAAACGGGAAAGAGAAAGCTTCTTCAGCTCTGCTATCATAATCTTATCTGCCCCGGAAAATGTTATCGCCTCGCCTAATTCGGTATACATTCCCGCAACCCCGGTGGTAATTTTATCAAAATCCTTTACGACTGACCTATACGCCTTGTTATAAGTCTCTTCATATATTTTCAACGTCTCTTTATAAAGTTTTTGAGCTTGAAGGAGGTTAGTTTTTTTAGCAATAAGCCTCCCGCTTGTGGTCGTTTTCAAGTGGTTGACTTGACTTATTATTTGCTTTTGCAGCTTCTTAATTGAGGCTTCAAGGCGTTTCCTATGCAGCTTTTCAAGTCGTGCAAGACGTTTTCTTGTATCTGCCGCCGTTTTCATAAAGGGTTTACGGTCCATTTATTTTTCCTCTTCTTCTTCTTCTTCTTCTTCCTCTTCCTCTTCCCCGTCTTTATCAAATTCCTTTGGGATTTCAACCTCTGGCTCCGGCGTAGTCTCGATCTCAGTATCGATCTCGTTCATTAACTGCTCGTCTGCGTTTGGT